ATTCAAGGGGTTGTATTCTAGTAGGACAGAAACGTCAACAAGACTTTGTTAGTAATTCATCTTTGGCTATGGATTTACTTATGCAAGAAATTATATATTTGGGGGGAGAAAATATTAAATTAATAATTAAAAATAAATAAAATGAAAAATTACATTATTACACAACTTCTTACATCTAAGAAGGTATGGTTAGGGCTAGCATCTATTGTTATTCCTTTAATTGCAAATGCTTTAAATGTAGATGAAGAATCAGTATCTAAAATTTGGTGGTCATTAATCGCTATGCTAGGTGGACAATCATTCGCAGATTTTGGAAAGTCAAAGAAATAATCGTTATAGATTAAAGCCACACGAGATAGTCGCTTTACAGAAAATGAGAGAGTCTGAAAATCGTAACGTATTAGTTATAGGAGACTTACACGAACCATTCTGTTTAGACGGCTACCTTGATTGGTGCATAGAACAATACTATGCTTATAAATGTACTGAAGTAGTCTTCATCGGAGATGTTATAGATAATCATTTTTCAAGCTACCACGAAACCTCAGCTGATGGAATGGGTGGTGCTGATGAATTAGAATTTGCTATTAAACGTATATCAAGGTGGAGAAATGCTTTTCCTAAAGCTACTGTAATCATAGGAAACCATGACAGAATCATTATGCGTAAGGCTCAAACTAGCTCAATACCTAGTAAATGGATTAAGTCTTATAAAGAAGTATTGGAAACTCCTGATTGGAACTTTGTAGAAAGATATGAAGTAGATAATGTTCAGTATATACATGGAGAAGGTGGTACTGCTAGAACTAAATGTAGAGCTGATATGATGAACACCGTACAAGGACATCTACATACACAATGTTATACAGAGCATTATGTTGGTAAAAAGTTCAGAGTCTTTGGAACTCAGGTTGGCTGTGGAATTAATCACAAAGCATACGCAATGGCTTATGCAAAGTATGGAAAACGTCCTGCAGTTGGTTGTGCAATAGTCTTAAATAACGGAAAAACACCCTTAAACCTGTTAATGCCCTTATAATTTTTATGTTTTTTTATATTAATTTACTAGATATAAATGACTATTTTTGTTAAAAAGTTAGTTTAAAACTTTGTTAATTCAAAAAAAGGTTTTATATTTGTCATATCAAATTATTAATTAAAACTAAAACTAAGATGGCAAAATTTCGAGTAATCAATCGTAAAACAAGACAAGAACATATCTTTAATTCAGAAGAAATAAAAAGATTTTTCACTAAGAACCTAATGTCTGATTATGCAATCAGCTCAATAAAGCACGAAAAAACAAAAAGATATAACTTTATATCAGATATTGTAGTTGGTGTAGCTGCTGTAACTTTAATTATATGGATAACTAATATCGTACTACAATGGAATTAATGGCAACAGATTTCCATTTCTATGACAATGGTAAATTCAATACTGAAATTAATTGGGATAGTTTAACTCAATCCTTTAGTAATGATATAAAACAGGTTAGCACTAAGATTAGGGTGTATGGTACAGAAGAACAAATTGATAAAGCACTAGATGATTATATAGAAAATACAGGTTTGAATTTAGATGAAGCTTATGACCTATGTGCAGACCCTGTTGGTTCATTTCATTACAATGCAGATTATAATGTTAGAGTAAATAAAAAGCTAAAGGAACTAAATCAATTATATTTAGAACGAAATAGCAAAGTATTAATTATAAATTTAAGATAATGTCAGAACTAATACATAAAAGAATGAATGATATTAATACATTCCAAGCACACGAAAATGAAGTTTATTTAAGAGGAACAGATGAATATGGTAATGACTTTCTAATTTGTTTTGACTCTTACAACTTTATAGAATGGATTGATGAAGAACAATTAGAATATATAAAACAACAATTAACTAAATACATAAACGAAAAATGAAAACAGAGATTTTGAAGGAAAAGTACATTAAGTACAATTTAACTAAAGATGATGTCTTTAAGCATCAGCACTACATTATTATTACACGTAGTGGTATTGATAAGATACAAGCACTTGAAAGCATTCATATTGACTATGATGTTATTAATTGTGAGAAAGACTTTTGTGTAGTTAAAGCAAACGCAAGAAAAGAAGGTACTGCAATACAGACTTTTGGTTCAGCACTTAAAGGTGCAGGATTTAAAGATGGTAATACAAATACTTGGTACGTAATGGAAATGGCAGAGAAACGAGCAATGTCAAGAGCTGTACTAAAACTTACAGGGTTCTATGAACTTGGAGTATTTGGAGAAGATGAAGCAGAAGATTTTAAAAAGAGTAATAATTAAATAAATAAATAAAAATGGAAGTAAAAGGAAAATTAGTTAAGTTTCTAAACTTAGAAACAGGAACAAGTAAGTCAGGAAAAGAATGGCAAAAGCAAACAGTTGTTATTGATACAGGCAATGAATTTAATAACTTAATAGCAGTAAGTGCTTTTGGTGATAAAGTTGAACGAATGAATAAATTAGAAGAAGGTACGACAGTAGCTATTCTTTGTAATGTCTATTCAAGAGAATACAATGGAAAGTATTATCATAATATAGATGGTTACCATTTCGTACAACAGAGTAATAACACTGAAGTAAATGTAGATGTAGATACTTCTGAAGATTTACCATTTTAAGATGACTGAAGAATTAAACTTTAAAGCTATATGCGACCTTACTACTAGAGTAGTAGGGTTGCCTAGTGGCTGTTTATCTTTAAAAAATAGAGAAAGGGAATTGCAGACTGCTCGTTCAGTAGCAGGTTATATTGGATTGATTGAAGAAAATATAGACAGGAATGTAATTGCTAAAGTATTAAATAGAGATAGAACAGCTACATATCATTATGAAAGGACTCACGATAAGAACTTTAAGCATTGTAAAATATATAGAAACACTTTTACAAAAGTTTATAAGGAGTACAAAGATATTGATGGACAAAAAGATATATTTATCAATAATAGACAGATGAGAAATCACCTATTGCAAAATAAAGTGATGGAATCTAAAGATTCTGATGTTAAATTAATGGTAGAAAGTGGTAGAGCTAAATGTACTATTCATACTTCTTACTTAGATTTTTCTAATCAAATAGAAAATATTAAGTTAGCAATGAGGAATTACCATTTTAAAATTGATATTATATGAAAAACCTATTAAGCAGTACTGCATTTCTAGTATTAAATAAAGAATTGGCTAGGAAGATAGGTTTAAAGGAAGCTATAATGTTAGCAGATTTAATTAGCAAGGAAGAATACTTTATTTCAAAAGGAATGACTGATGGTTGGTTTTTTAATACTGAAGCAAATATAGAAGCTGACACTACACTAAACCCATATAATCAAAGAAAGTGTCTTAAAACACTTAAAAAGTATGAAATAATAGAAACTAAGCGTAAAGGTATACCTGCAAAACAATACTTTAAAATAAATGAATATCAAGTCCTTCAAATTTTAAACAACTTGTTAGATAAAAATTTAACAACTATTAATAAGAATAAAGAAATAATAATAAATAATAATATATCTAATAGGAAGAATGATTTTGTTTTTGAGGTTTTAACTTTTGATTATGAAGAAAGTATATTAAATGCCTTTATAGATTATTGGACTGAACCAAATAAGTCAAATACAAAAATGAAATTCGAGTTAAACAAAACTTGGAAGACAGGATTAAGATTAAAGACGTGGGTAACTAATCAAAAGAAATGGGATAAACCTAAGCCAAAGGGAACTTCTAAATTAGATGCTCAGATTAATGAATGGCAAAAAGCAAAGAACTTAATATGAAATTAACAGATTATGAATTAGAAGATGTAAAATCTTGGGATTATCCTGACTTTTGTGATGCATTTATAAGTTATGCAGAAGATGAGAATGGTAATGAAATGACTGAAGAACAAATACAAGAATGGACAGAAAACAATGAAGAAGAATTTTATGAAATGATATTAAATAATTTAAGATGAAACCACTAAAACAAGAGAATATACAAGAGCTAACTGAGAAAGTCCTAGACTTAGTAGCAAAGACATCAGTAGAAATAGGACACAGAACACAAGCAGACACATTAGCAAGTCTTAGTAAGATATTTGCACAAGACTTAATACAAGAGAAAAGATTTGGAAATATGACTTGGAATCAAGTTGTAGATGCTTTTCATCAGGGTGTTAGGTTTGGTAAAGATGAACCATTCCTAAACATTAGAACTTTTTACAAATGGTGTTATGCTCAAAAACAACTTATAGACAATGCATATTATGAAGTGCATACATTAGGAAAGCCAAAAGGAAAAACCTTATGGTATCAAGAACCACTAAAACTTTTAAAATGAAAAAAACAAATGATGAACGAATTAAAATATTGAGAGACAATATTCCAGAATTTGATATGGCTTTACATATTAATAAATCTAATGTAGAAAAATTAGAATGGTATGATAATTTTGTAGACTATCTACAAGAACTAAATCCTAATTTATACAATGATGCTTGTGAATATGCAGATAATAAAAAATCATTATGAAAACTATTAAAATCACATCAGGAGAAGTGAAAAGTCAATCAGATGCTATTCTATGGCACTTGAAAAAATATGGAAGCATAACGAGTTATGAAGCTATTAAAGAATATGGAGCAACTAGACTTTCGGCTATTATATTCAATCATAGAAAAGAAGGATATGATATAAGCAGTATGCCTTTAGTTAAAAAAACTAGATTCGGTAGGAATACTACAATTGCTAAATATATATATGTAGCACCACCTGCTCAATTAATACAGGAAGTCTTATGGGATTAAAATCGATAAGCAAACTAAAGAAAGAACTTGATAAGTGGTTTAGTCTTTATATAAGACTTAGAGATGCTACATCAGAAGGTATGGTACAATGTATTACTTGTGGATGTATTAAAAATTATAAGCAAGGTATGCAGAACGGACATTTTCAAAGTAGAAGTCATTTAGCTACAAGATTTGATGAACAAAATTGTCAGCCACAATGTGTAGGTTGTAATATGTTTAAACAAGGAGAACAATATAAATTCTCAATAGCATTAGACTCAAAATATGGAGAAGGTACTGCAAAAGAATTAGAGTTTAAAGCAAGACAAATAACTAAATTTACTAGAGTTGATTATGATGAAAACATAACTTATTACAAATCAGCTGTTCATAACTTAAAAAAAGAAAAAGGAATAGAATAAAAATTTTCTTACATTTGAAAAATGATTGAACCAATCTTTTCAAGCCAAGAACACAAAGCAACATTAGAAGTTTATATTAAAATGTGTAAGGAGTTTGCAAAAGATATAAGCAGTAAAACAAAATATAATAATTATCTAGATGTTGTATCAGTTATATTTGAATATCACAATGGTTATGGTGAAGGAGTTAAAGAAAACAACTTTTATGATTGGCTAATGGTAATACCAATTAATTTATCAGTAGCAACAAATGGGTTCTTTGCAGGTATAGAAACACAACGTAACAGAGCAGTCATCAGAGCGTATAAGGTAGTTCTTGAAGAAATGCTTCAGGAAACAGTAGACAGATTAAGTTTATTAGAAACTACAAATGAATAAGATATATCTTGAAATAGCTAAACTTACTGATAAGTTCAGGACAATGTCTTATGGATTAACAAAAGATGAAAACAAAATAAACGAAGCAGTACAAGAATTGATGTTGTATTTTATGCAAATGAACCCTACGACATTAAAGTCTATTTATGATAAAGATGGTGTTGAGGGATTAACAAGATATGGAGCAGTAGCACTAAGGAGAGCATTGACAAGTAAGAGAAGTAATTTTTATTATAAGTATGAAAAGTATTACACACATATTGATAGCTTTAATAACTATGTTTCTTTGTCTAACAATAATTTTAATTATGAAAATAATAGTACTCATTATAGGGGGTTATCAAACATACCGAATCCTGAAGAAACATTTATTTGGACAAAACTAGAACAGGTGGATAAAGAATTAGATAAGTTGAATTGGTACGATAGGGAATTATTTAAATTATACTATTACGAAGAAGGAAGTACATTAGACTCACTTGCTCATAAGACTAAGATAAGTAGGAATAGCTTATTTACAACAATAGACAAAGTAAGAACAATACTAAAAAATGAATTAAATGAAGATGTATTATCCTGTAAAGAATGATAGTTTTGTAATGATGTTTGGCTTTAGACATCCTGATTGGAGAAAAAAATGAAAATAACAAACGAATGTAATATGGAGCTAATGTCAAGATATGAGGACAATCACTTTGACTTAGCAATAGTTGACGCACCTTATGGTATTGAAAGATTAAAGAAAAAAGGAAGATTTACAGGAAATGGTTTGTCTTGGGATATAAAACCAAACAAAGAATACTTTAAAGAACTATTTAGAGTTTCTAAAAATCAAATAGTTTGGGGATATAATCATTTAAGCGAATTATTGCCTTGTTGTACTGCTTTTATATTTTGGGATAAAGATGTTAGTGTAGATAATTATTCGGCAGGAGAGTTAGCATATAGTTCTTTTAAAGGTGTTTCTAAAAAAGTCAAAATAGTTTGGGATGGTTTTAGACAGGAAGATATGAAAAACAAAGAAAAAAGAATACATCCAACACAAAAACCTGTTAAACTTTATGAATGGCTATTAATGAACTATGCAAAAGAAGGAGATAAGATATTAGATACACATTTAGGTAGTGGCTCAATTGCTATCGCTTGTCATAATTTAGGTTTTGACTTAACAGCTTGTGAATTAGATAAGGAATATTATGAAGCGTCTATAAAAAGATTTAATAAACATACATCTCAATTAAGAATAATATGAATAGGTTTTTTGTTGAAAATGAAGTCTATGAAGATAGGATAGAAATCTGTAAAGGTTGTGCTTACTATTACAAGCCAACAGGTAGTTGTAAGATATGTATGTGCTTTATGAAAATCAAGGCACGAATTGCTAATCAGAGTTGTCCACAAAAGTATTGGGAGCAGACAGTTGAGGTTATGAAAGCACCTGATGACTTACCACAAGAGATAATAGATGCTATATTAAATATGTGGGAAGACCTTAAGACAGGAAGGGCAAAGAATGTACAAGCTAAAAAGAAAATGATAGAAACTTATAATACTATTTACAATACAAATTATAAAACAGGAACTAACTGTGGTTCTTGTATATCAACTTGTTTTGATGGTATAAAAAAACTATATAAAAAATACAGCCAATGAGTTACCTAGCACACCTAAAAAGAAATAAGATGCACTATTCAAGTAGATGGGTAGTAAAATATAATGAAGACTTAGTAAAAGAAGTAAAGCTTATATACTCTCCTGAAGAATATAGAAAGTTTACTGACGCTAAACCTTTACATTCACAAGATGGACTAATTAAAATACTAGAAAATGACAAAGAAAGAAGGAATCAATCCTAAGATGCTAATGAGCAAAGAAGAATTAGGAATACCTGACTATTACGTTGGTAAGGTTTTTGGATATGAAGCACGTAAAGTAGTAGAAGACTTTGATTTAAGCTATAATATGGCTACTGCTGTAAGTTATCTATTAAGAGCTAAGAACAAACATAGTGATGGTGGCATACAAGATATAAGAAAAGCTATCAACCACTTACACTTTGAACTAGATAAATTACAATGACATTATATAGTTGCAAATGTGGTAATACCCAAGAAATAGGTAAACAAACTATTAGATATAGAGATGGTGGGTGGAAAACAATAGAAGCGAGATGTGAATGTGGTTTATGGATGGAGAGTAAACCAGAAGAAGGATTACCTTCAATAGTGCGTACAGAACCTACATTAAGCAAGAAACGTGATAAGCTATGGTCAAGAGCAAAAGAAAGACTATTAAATAAATAACAAAAATTTCTATTATATACTATGAGACAACAAGTTAAGATATACAAAATAAAAGGAAACCCTAAAAATCCTAGAATAATTAAAAATGATAAATTTAAAAAATTAGTCAAGTCTATACAGGAATTTCCTGAGATGCTAGAAAAAAGACCAATAGTAGTTGATGAAGATATGATGGTATTAGGTGGCAATATGAGACTTAAAGCAAGTAAGGAAGCAGGACTAAAAGAAGTATGGATAGATATTGCAAAAGGTTGGTCACAAGAACAAAAAGATGAATTTATAGTAAAAGATAATGTAGGTTTTGGTGATTGGGAATATGATATGTTAGCTAATGAATGGGATAGTGTACAACTTTCTGAATGGGGTTTAGATGTATGGCAAAATGAAGATGACTTAGAAGAACCTGACTTTAATGAATTAACAGAAGATAATAAAAAAGAATCAGTAATTAAAATAACATTTAAAAATGAAAAAGATTTGGAAGATGCAGAAAAAGAAATAGCAAAAATAGTTAATGAATATGATAAAGCATTTTATTCAGTTAGTTCAGAAAAGTGAGATTGGATAAAGCATCATATAAAGCAGTTAAGTATGCCTGTCTTAAATTTCACTATGCGAAGACAGTTCCTGTAACTAATATATCTTATTCTGTATTTAATAATAAGAATGAATGGTGTGGTGTTATTTGTTATGGTTTAGGTGCAAATTATTTATTAGGCAAAACTTATGGAGTAGTATCAGGACAATTTCTAGAATTAACTAGAATGGCTTTAAATGGAAAGCAAGAAAGTACAAGCAAGGCAATGGCAATATCTATTAAGCTATTAAAAAAACATAAACCATTAGTTAAGATTTTAATAAGTTATGCAGATAAAGGACAAAAACATTTAGGGATTATATATCAGGCAACAAATTGGTTTTTTGTAAATGAAACATTATCTAGTGGTTGGGAGATTTTTTATGAGAATAAATGGTGGCACGATAGAAGTATAATGAATAGAATGACATTAAAAGAAAAAAAGAATGTAATAAAAAGAAAGAAGTCAGGTAAATATAAATACATATACCCTCTAACAAAAGAATTAAAAGATAAGTGTTTAGAATTAAAAAAACCTTATCCTAAAAATGCGAGTAAAGCATAAAGAGTAATGCGTTGACTATTCCAAGTCAAAGAAGGGGTGCAATTCCACCTACTCGCTCTAATTAAAAAAAATGGAACAAAATAGAACACAAATAGCAAAAAAGCAAATGCTAAAAGCACTAGAGAAAAGTCTAGGAGTTGTTACTACTGCATTAAAAGCAACTGATTTATCAAGAACTAATTACTATAAATGGTTAAAAGAAGATAAAGAGTTTAAAGCTAATGTAGAAGAAATAGAAAACATATCAAAAGATTTTGTAAAATCTAAATATTATGAATGTGTTCAAGATAAAATACCATCAGTAGTAATACACGCAGCTAAAACTAAATTAGGTTGGAATGAAACTAACAAAGTAGACTTAACTTCAGGAGATGAACCTATAAAGATTAATGTAAATATAAAAGGAGTTGAATATTGATGCTAACTTTACGCATACGCAAGAACAAGCAATAGAATATCTATTTGACAAAACTACAACAGAAGTATTATTTGGTGGAGCAGCAGGTGGTGGTAAGTCTTGGGTAGGTTGCTCTTGGTTAGTCTTAATGTGCGTTAAATATCCTAAGACAAGATACTTAATGGGTAGGTCAAAGTTAGATGCTTTAAAAAAGACTACACTAAATACATTCTTTGAAGTATGTGAGACTTGGGGATTAAAGGCAGGAAAGCACTACAACTTTAATGGGGGTTCAAATATCTTAACATTTTACAATAAGTCAGAAGTAATGCTTAAAGATTTATTCTTATACCCATCAGACAGAAACTTTGATAACTTAGGTTCACTTGAAATAACAGGAGCATTTATAGATGAAGCAAATCAGATAACAGAAAAAGCAAAGAACATAGTAGCTTCAAGAATGAGGTATAAGTTAGATGATTATGGATTAATACCTAAGATGCTTATGACTTGTAACCCTGCTAAGAATTGGGTATATACTCAATATTACAGACCTGCAAAAGATGGTACACAAAAACCTCACAGAAAGTTCATACAGAGTTTAGTCGATGATAATGAATACATATCTAAATATTACAAGACGCAACTAGAAACATTAGATGAATTAAGTAAGCAAAGACTTTTATTTGGTAATTGGGAATACGATTCAACAAAAGATAGTTTAATAGAATATGATGCTATTTTAAATATGTTCAGCCAAAAAGGTGTAGCAGGTGATAAATACATAAGTTGTGATGTTGCAAGATTTGGAGCTGATAAGACAGTTATAATGTTGTGGGAAGGGTTACATATCATAAATATAAGAACGTTGCTTAAATCGGCTGTAAATGACGTTGTGGAAGCTGTTAGGCAGTTACAAAAAGAGTATCAAGTTAATTTAAGAAATATAATAGTCGATGAAGATGGTGTTGGTGGTGGTGTTAAAGATTTTTTAAGATGTCAAGGTTTTACAAATAATGCAAGAGCTTTAAAAAGTGAAAACTATCAAAACCTAAAGACGCAATGCTATTATAAATTAGCTGATAAAATAAACAAAGGACAGGTAGGAATAGTATGTCCTGATGTAAATGTAAAGAATCAAATCATAGAAGAATGTGAGCAGGTAAGGACTAAGGACGCAGACAAGGATAATAAACTACAAATAATTCCTAAAGATACAGTGAAAGCAATATTAGGTAGGTCTCCTGATTATTCAGATGCATTAGCTATGAGAATGTATTATGAGATAGACCAAAACTTTGGCAGATATTACGTTCAATAAAAAAAGGGCAGCATAAAGCGTACCCTAATTATTAACTAAAACTTAGCAAAGATAACATTTTAAACTAAATTAACTAATTTTCTATTATATAGTATGCGAATAAAGATTAACAAAGAAAACAAAACTAAAGAATTTAAACTAATCAGTAGTTGGGAAGATGTAACATTAGAGAATTGGACTAAACTTGTCAATTTCAAAACTGAAAGTAAAAGTGCAGAAGCTTTAGAAACAATATCTACTTTATCTAATATTCCTAAAGATTTAATCAATCAACTAGCAATACATGATGTAGCAGTTATATTAAACAAAATTGCTGAACTACAACAAGAACAAAATAGTAATTTAAAAAAAATAATTGAAATAGAAGGTAAGGAGTATGGCTTTCACCCTGACTTAGATTCAATAACATTAGGCGAATATGCTGACATAGAAACATTTATTAAAAATGGTTTAGAAAAACATCTTCCTGATATAATGGCTGTTCTTTATAGACCAATAAAAGATAAAGGAGAAAATGGAGTTTATACTATTGAAGGATATGATGGTAATATAACTATACGAGCCGAACAGATGAAGAAGATGTCATCAGAACAAGTGCAAAGTGCGCTGGTTTTTTTTTATCTTTTAGGAAAAGAATTACAACTGATTTTGCAATCATCTATGATTCATCAGCTGAAGGAAATGAAGGAGCAGTCGCAACAGAGTCCTTCGCAGAAAAATGGGGATACTTTGGAGTAATGTATAGATTATGTAATGCAGACATATCAAAACTAGAACAAATAACTAAACTTAATCTATTAGAAGCATTTACTTGGTTGAGTTATGAAACAGACTTAGAGTCACAAAATAAAGTACAAAGACATGGTAAATAACAAGACATACAATAACGTAATTAATACTTTATGTAGATTAGGAGAGTATCACAAGCAAATATCTACTGTATCAGTTGGAGACATTTATGACATTAACTTAGAGAAGCTAGAAAAATTTCCTTTATTACATATTAACCCATTAAATGTAGAAACAGGTGATAGTGAATTAGTATATAACTTTCAAATCTTTATTATGGATATGGTAAGTGAAAAGTCTAGTTGGACAACTGCACAACAAACAGCATTGACTAAATTAGTTAATACTAAAACAAATGAGCAAGAAGTATGGAATCAGACATTGGATATATGTACTGACTTTATAGGTATGCTTAGACACAGCTCAAGACAATCAATAGAGGGAGTCAATGATATTAATGCACCAATATATTTTACTGAAGACCAATTTACAATAGAACCATTTCAAGAAAGGTTTGACAATCTTTGTTGTGGCTGGGTGTTTCAGATAGGAGTTAAAGTAATGAATGACTTTAGTACTTGTAATATACCTGTATTAAATCAAGGTGCTGGTTACTAATGATTGAGATACTAAAGAGATTAAATAAGATAAAGATAGGCAAAGTAATAATAAAAATAATACCACCAACAATAACAATTAAAATATAAAATATGGCAGATTTAGTAACAACATTATCAGAATCAGTAACCTTAAATGGTTCACTAAGGGGTTCTACAAACTCAGTAACTACGACAGGTATCAATGATGTATTTGAAAGAATAGTATTATGTACTACGGCACAACAGACAACAGTATGTTCTTTTGCAGCAAATCCTTACACTTCTACAGGTTCTTTAGATGTAGACAGAACAAAGTATTTTAGAATCACTAACTTAAGTACAACAGCAAATATAGAAGTAGCTTTTGTAGGTAGTGCTACATTATACCAAGTATTAATTACTCCAGGCAATTCACACATTTTAAGTCAAGCAGAAGCAGTTCTTTTAGCAGAAGCAGATACAACTCCTAGTTTTGGAACTTTAGAAAATCTTTCTAAGGTAACAGTACAACCTGTTGGAGAATCAGATGCTAGAGTAGAAGTATTTGTAGGGTTAGAATAATGAAGACTGACAATATAGAAAGGTACTTAAATAGTTTTGGCAAATATATAGTCAAACAATCAAGAACTAATTTAACTAAAGGTAAAAAGAATGCTAGTGATACACTTTATAATTCTATTAGTTTTAAAGTAGTTGCTGATTCAAAAGGTTTTTCAGTACAATTTTATATGGCAGACTATGGAACTTTTGTAGATAAAGGAGTTTCAGGAAATAAACAAGTTAGAAGATATAAAGATTACACAGGTAAAACACAAAAAAGTCCATATCAATATACAACTAAACAACCACCAAGTAAATTATTAGATAAATGGATAGTTAGAAGGGGTATAGCACCAAGAGATGAAAAAGGTAGATTTATTTCAAGAAAAAGCATATCATTTTTAATAGCTAGAAGTATAAAAATAAAAGGAATTAAAAGTACAAGTTTCTTTCAGAGACCAATGGAATTAGGATTAAAAAATTTTAGTAAAGATTTATTAAGTAATTTAAAAGAAGATATAATTAACGGATTAACACCAAAGAATAATGGCTAACTCAATAATAGAACAATCACCTTTATATGAATTTTTACCTGTTGGACAGGATATCATATATGTAGTATCTAATGCAACAGCAGTATCAACAGAAACTAAAGTTAAGTTTGGAGTTGATGTTCATATCAGTTATGCTTCTATAAATATGAATACATCAAATGATTTAATAGGAACATTTAAAACAACTCCTAATAATGCAGGTGTAGGTATGTTTGATTTAAGAAGTATTATAGAGAATTATGTGAAAGCTGATAATATGGCTTATGGGGGTAGTGAATACAAAGGAACACTAACCACTCCTAATGTCAAGCACCCATTACATATAATAGATAAATTCTCTCAGAATCATAGTGTAGTAAGAAATATGCAACTACGTTTCTTTGTAGAATATTTAGGTGCTACTAATGCAGCAGGTGACCAAGATGACAATGTAGTAAGGAGAGCAGTAGGAACCTCAATAGATTCAGACCCTTATGTTGTATTTAATGGGTACTTAAATTATACAGATGTATTAACAATTCAAAATTCTAATTTCGGTTATGATTTAACAGATTTTAAAATAGGTAATTCAACTAGAAAGTTCTTAACTAATTCACCTAATACTTTATATGCTAATGGTGATGATTATGGTACATTATCTTTTATAGTTGAAAATGCATTAACATATACATTATTAAGTAATATTACTTTTGATTATTATGATTCAACAGATTCATTATTAAGTACAGAGACTGTTATTGCTAATGATGCAAATGGTGCTTATGCTTTATGGGGTGCAAGTTCTATAAAGCAAATTCTTCACGTTGGTTGTTATCCTGGCAATAGGCAAAATACATCAGCAACATTCAGAGGATATATTTCAGCAGGAAGTGTAGCATACTATGATGTTTATTTAGATGGTGTTGTTCAATATACAGAAAAGAAAAGAATATATGTAAACTGTCCTAATCAAAAAGGTTATGAAAGCATACGTCTTACTTGGCTTAATCAATGGGGTGTATGGGATTACTATACATTTACTCAGAAGTCTATAAGAAGCACATCAACACAAGGTTCTACATATAATCAATTAGAAGGTACTTGGAATGAAGGAAAGTATAGAATAGATAGTTTTAAAGGTGGTAAAAAAGCATTTAGAGTAAATGCAACAGAAAGAATAAGAATGAATACAGAATTTGTTACTGAAGAAGATACAGTTGTCTTTGAGGAGCTGATAAATAGTCCTGAAGTTTATATGTTAAAAGGTTATGAAAATATAGTAGAAACTACATCTGCACTTAATCAATATGTAACACCTGTAAGACTTTTAACATCAAGCTTTACTAAAAAGACAATAGCTAATGATAAGCTAATGCAGTACACTTTTGAAGTAGAGAAAAGTAAAACATTAAGAACACAATCAGTATAATGAGCATACAACTTATATTATATCCTCAATCTTATGACGGAACCAATCCAATAACAGGAACACCTGATGAATTTATTGTAGATGGTGTTTATTTTACCACTATTAATTCTTCATCTACATCATTATCACTAGCATTTCCTGTGTATCAGTCAGCAATTAACTTGCTTAATCCGACAATAGCTATTAATACTTGGTACAGGTTTAGTGGAAATACTAATTCAGCTACTCAATCAGCAGGTGAAATAACATTTTCATCTACACAAGGAGTATTGCAGAAAGTTTCTAATCTTATAACAGGTGCAAATTATAGTGTAAATGTTACAACATCTACTAATCCTAGCAATTTATTTTTAGCAATATACACAGGTACTACAATACATACTTATTTACCAATATCAAATTTAGGTTTAAATAGTTTACAATTTATTGCTAATTCATCTACTGATACTATTGTTATATATTCAGGTGGTACAAATATTGTATCATCTATTTCAGTATTAGGTGCAACACAATTACCTAGTGGAGCTATACAAGATTTAAGTAATGGACAAGTCATTTGTGATTTATACGAAGATGAAGATATACCATTGACTCTAAGTGTAGATAACTTTAAAAATGTAGCTGAACAAGTACAGTCATATTCTAAAGCATTTAATTTACCTGCAACAAAAAGAAATAATCAAATTTTTGATAATATATTTGAGATAACAAGAACAGATAATGGACTTGTATTTAATCCTTATGTAAAGACTCAATGTGAATTAAAACAAGATGGCTTTATTTTATTTGAAGGATATTTAAAACTTATAGACATACAAGATAAAGCAGGAGAGATAAGCTACAATGTTAATTTATATTCTGAAGTAGTTGCTTTAGCAGATGTCTTAAAAGATAAAACATTTAATGATATTAATTTTTTAGAATTACAACATAACTATTCTGTTGATAATATAACAAATAGTTGGAATAGTCAGACAACAGGAATATCATATACAAATGCAAGTACATCAGGTTATAGAGATAGTTACAATACAGTTAAATATCCATTAGTAGATTGGACACATAGCTTTTGGGTAGGTGGTAGTAATGATATAAACTTTACAAGTATTGCTGATATTTTTAGACCTTTTATAAATATTAAATATTTAATTGATAGAATATTTCAAGATACACCTTTTACATACGAAAGTAGTTTTTTTAATGAAGCAAACTTTCTTAATCTATTTATGGACTTTAATTGGGGTTCAGATAATATACCATCTAATTCTAATTTGAATGGATATTATGGAGCATCTTTAGATATTAATCCTAATACACCTTATTATGCAGGAACCACTTTTACTAATTTAACAATATATTCAACCCAAACAAATTTTTTTACACCTGTACCACCTGATTATAATACTACTACAAATACATTAACTAATACCACAGCGAATAATCAATATACCATAAGTTATTCTTATGAGGTAAAAAATACTGATACAGTAAATAGAGATGTAGAATTTAGAATATTATCATCAGGACAAGTGTTCGATTATTCAGGAGTGATTACTCTTGCTGCAAATCAATCATATACATACGCAGGAACTTTAACTGTACCACCTTTAGCTATTGGAGATACTTTAGAATTACAATTTAAAGCAAGTGTTGCAGGTGTAATAAGTCAAATTAATTATAATGTAGGTTGGTTGTCTTCTATTTATACTTTTGAATCAATGTTAAATTCATTAAGAGGTGAATTAGGACAATGGGAATTTTTAAAAGGTATAATGACAATGTTTAATTTAGTTTCTATACCTGACAAATCTAATCCTAATAATATTTTTATTGAACCATATAGTGATGCTTTTTTATCTAGTAATGACACTGCTAATCCTAACTTCTTTGATAACAATTCTACTAAATTAGATTGGACTGATAAAATAGATGTATCAGAAATGAAGCTTACACCTTTAACTGATTTAAACAAGAATACTATTTTTAAATTTGTAGAAGATGATGATGACTATGCTTTTAGTGTATATAAAAAGGCACTATCAGGTTTTTTATATGGAAGTAAAGAATTTGATGCTTCAAATTTTACCATATTGCAAGGAGAAGAAGAAATAGTAGCAGAACCATTTGCAGCTACATTAGTTAAACCATTAGAAGATACTTTTGCTGATTTTATTACTCCATCAATATATTCACATAATGCAGATAGTGGAACATCTGAAGGGTTTGATAATAGTCCTAGAATAATGTTTAATAATGGTATTAAAAATATATCTACTTATTCTTATGATGCTCCTCTACCTAATGGTTCAACAGGTTTTTTAAATGAGAATCAATTCTTACAATTTAGTCACCTTACAGAAATTCCTTCAAGTTCATCTGCAATAGATTTTAATTTTGGAGAATGCCAATACATACAACCTGTGGGAAGTACAACATCAAATAATTTATTTAATTTTTATTGGTTACCTTATTTTAATGAGTTATACAATCCTGACACTAGAACTATGACTTTAAAAGTAAATTTAAATGCAGGAGATATTAATAGATTTGAATTTTATGATACTGTCTTTATTAAAAACAGAGAATTTAGAGTCAATAAAATAGACTACAAACCAAATGATTTAGCAACTGTTGAATTTATCCTTATAATATAATGTCAAAAATAAGAAACATACCATTTTTAAAAGATTATCCTGTTAGACCTGTATCAGTAGATACAACAGGTATTGTAACCTTTACTGATGGAACTAATGACATAGTTCCTAACCAACAACAATGTGAAGCTTATGGATATACATTTAATGAAATTTTAGGTACTTGTACTTCTTTTAATTACAATACTAATTTAGATAGTAACTTTAATAACATAAATAATGTAACTAGAGGTACAGGAAACACCACAGAAAGAGGTACCAATAATACCTACATAATGGGTGACAATAATACTGTAAAAGGTTTGTCAAGAAATAACATTATAGTAGGAAGTAACAATGAAATAGCTAATGGAGTTAATAATGCTAACGTCTATGGCACTTTAGGAGAGGTTACAGCGACAAACTCAATAGTGTTAGGGGGTAATGCACCAACAGACAATTTAGCTGAAAGACAAAGTATTCAATTAATGTATGGAGTACAGACAACAGCAGGTGGTACAGTAGATTCATACTTAAATAACATTACAGATAACTATTTTACTATTCCTGATAATACTGCTATGTATTTTCACGCAGATGTTTTAGCAGTAAGAGTAGGTGGAACAGGAACAGGTAATCCTGGAGACTTTTTAAGTTGGGTAGAAAGAGGAGTAGTTATTAATAAGTCAGGCACGTTAAGTATAGAAAGAGAAAGAGATACTATTAAAGGCTCTGGTAATCATACAAATTGGAGACCAACTGCTAATGTATCAGGAACTAATTTTAGAATGACAGTAAGAGGAGCAACAGATATGATAATAGAATGGGCTAGTAATATAACATTCACACAAATTAAAACAGGGGTAGCACTTTAAAAATAAAGATATGGCAAACAAAACAGAAACAGCAACTTTTAATGTTAAATCAAATATTGGTGATGTAACTAAAGACGCATCTAATGCAGCTGCAGAATTTAAAGTTATGGGAGTATCTTTGAACGGTGTTAAAGCAGGTTTAGTATCTGTTGGAACAACTGCTAAAGCAATGTTTGGTTCAATTAAGGCAGGTTTAATATCAACAGGAATAGGAGCATTTGTAGTTTTAATAGGTTCATTAGTAACTTGGTTTACTAAAACAAAAGTAGGTGCTGAAGCATTATCAAGAGCATTTGCAGGTATAGGTGCAGCAGTTGCTGTATTAACTGATAGAATAAGTGCTATTGGTGGTGCAATAGTTAAAGTATTTTCAGGAGATTTTCAGGGTGCAGTTGAAGATGTTAAAGGTGCTATGGTTGGAATTGGTGATGAAATAGCAAGAGAATTAGAATTAGCAATAGAATTAGAAAGAAAATTTCAACAAATAGCAGATTCAGAAAGAGAATTAAATGTAGAAAGAGCCAATGCAAATAAGATTATAGCAAAAGCAAGATTAGATGCTGAAGATGAAACTAAAAGTCTTGAAGAAAGAATGGCAGCTTTACAAATTGCAAATGAAGCTGAATTAGAAATTACTGCAAAAGCTTTAGATTTACAAAAAGAAAAATTAGAAACTAAACGTCAAGAAGTAGAAATGGGTGAGTCTTTAGCTGAAGATTTAGATGCTTTAAATGCTGAACAAACCAAGTTTATTAATATGCAGACTGCTAGTTTTATGACACAAAAAAGATTAGCAACAGCATTAGAAACATTAAGAGTTGAAGCAAGAGCAAAAGAAAAAGCAAGAGAAGATGCAAGATTAAAAAGATTAAAAGAAATAGCAGATGCTGATATAAAGTTACATAATCAAACTATTGCAATTAAACAACAATTCTATTATGATTCATTAGATTCAGAAGAAAAAAGAGAAAGAGCAAAACTCCATACAATAAAAGAAAGAGCAATTAGAGATGTTAACCTATCTAAAGCAAGTCGTAAAAAGAAAAGTGAAGCTATTTTAGCACTTGAAGAAAAGTTTGAAGTAGATGCACAAGCTGTTAAAGATAAGTACAAAAAAATAGCTGAGGATAAAGAAAAAGATGAAGCAAATAAATTATTAGATATACAGAATGAAAATAGATTATCTTACATTGAAGATTTAAACACATTAGCAGCAGAAGAATTAGAAATTCAAAGAAAAAAAGAATTAGCTAGTGTTGAAAATATGGATAATGCTACTGAAATGAAATTAGCTATTAATGAAAAATACCAAAATAAATTACTTGAAATTACACAAAAAAGAGTAGATGAAGAAAAAGCATTAGATAAATCAGTTGCAAATGCTAAACTAGGTATTGCAGGACAGACATTTGGATTAATTGCAGAAATTGCAGGTGAAGGAACAGAGGTTGCTAAGGCAGCAGCAGTAGCACAAGCAACAATATCAGGAGTTCAGGGTGTACAAAATGCCTTTACAACAGCATCAGCATCTCCAATTACATCAGTATTTCCAGCTTATCCATTTGTTCAAGCAGGATTAGCAGGAGCATTTAGTGCATTACAAATAGGCAAGATAATGAGTGGTACACCTGCAGATACAAGTACAAGTGGAACTGATACTACTGCAAATATAGAAGCACAAACTCCTGCACCTCAAATGATGTCAGGAGCATTTGAATTAGGGGGTGGAATGACACCTGAACCTACTCGTGCTTATGTAGTTACAGATGAAATGACTAATAGTCAAAACCAATTAGCTAATATAAGACGTAGAGCTACAATTTGAAAATCAAATAAATTAATTTAAAATCTATTATATAATATGCCTTGCGAAAAATGTGATAACGGAAAATACAAATGGGGAAAGACAGGAAGCTGTACTTATGATTCAGTAGCTGAATGTGAAGAAGCCAATAAAGACTACTACGAAGATATGAAAACAACTAAGATAGTAGAATTAATAATACAAGACGACAATCAAGAATTAGCTATTGATGCTATAAGCTTGGTTACAAGTCCTGCAATAGAACAAGACTTTGTATTCTTTGGAAAGGATAAAAATAACTTGACATTTGCTAAAGTAGATGAGGAGAAACGTATGTTAGTTTCACCTGCTTTAATTCCTAACAAGCAAATATTTAGACACGACCCTAATACAGACTCAGACTACTATGTTTATTTTAGTCCTGATACGGTAAGAAAAGCTAGTGAACTTTATTTAAAACATAACAATCATCATAAAGCTACATATCAACATCAAGATAGAGTTTCAGGAGTACTAACTATTGAGTCTTGGATTAAGGAAGGAGATATGGATAAGTCTAAAATGTATGGTTACGACTTACCTAATGGTACTTGGTTTGTTAAAATGAAGATAGAGAACGAAGAACTTTGGCAAAAGATAAAAGCAGGGGAACTTAAAGGGTTAAGCATTGAAGGATATTTTACAGATAAATTTGAATCTATGCAAAAACAAAAACCTACAGACCAAGAAATACTAGAAGCATTGAATGAAATAATTAACGAAAATCAAATAAAGTCAAAATAAATCTATTATATTAAAAAAGAAACTATGGACATTAAAGAACAAATATTAGTAGCACTTGGTTTAAACAAAAGTGAAGAACCAATCAAATTAGAGTGGCAAGCGAAGTCAGAAGATGGCACTATTTTTGTATCAACTGCAGAAGAGTTAGAAGCAGGGGTAGATATTTCTGTACTAACTGAAGATGGTACTACAATACTTTTACCTATTGGTACTTATAAGACTGCTGAAGGAGTTAGCTTTAGAGTTGAGGAAGAAGGTGTAGTAGCAGAAGTTATGGAGTCTGAGACTGAAGAAGAAGTAGAAGCTACTGAAGAAAAAGAAGAAATGGCAGAAGATGAAGATAAATATGCAGATGTAGGAGATTGGGAAGGTATGGAGAAAAGAATACAGAACCTAGAAGATGCAGTAGCAAGACTAAAAGAAGATAAAGATGGAGGAGATGATGAGGTTGAAGAATTAGCTGAAGAAGTTGAAGAGCCATCTACTAATCCTAAATCTATTAAAACAACTGAAGTAGTTGAATTTTCAGCAGAAGAAGAATTAGAGAAGTTAAAGTCTGAAAACGAAAAACTAAAAACTGAATTAGCAAAATCACCTGCTGATTCACCAATTAACACAAATAAATTTAGCTCTGAAAAGACAAATGTTATAAAACAAGATTTAAGCAAAATGTCAAGACGAGAAAGATTTTTATATAACTTACATAATTAATAATTAAAAAATAAATAAAATGGCATTATCAACAACTAGCAATTACGC